ATGGATATAGAAAAGTACATATTTGAAGACTATATTATTTGCCCGATTTGCAAAGCGAAAAAGAGAGCCCTTACATGGATGCATCTAGGTATGCATGGATATGAGAGTGTACGAGAATTCAAAATCAAAAACAATATTCCCCTTGGAGTGGCTCTCCTATCGCATGAAACTCAAAGAAATAGCCGGAATCGGGCAATGAAGAATGCAGAGTGGTTTAAAGAAGAAGTGGTGCCAAAAGGGATTCAACTGGCAAAGGAGCTTAGGGCTCCCCTTCCTAAGGAATCGTTAGAACATGCCAGAAGGATGAAAAAGGGAAAATCATGGACGAGAGCGTATAAGGAACAGATGAAAGAAGAAGGATGGATTAGTTTAAGTGATGCAGTAAGTGGATTGGGGCAGAGGAATGGGTGGAAGAGTGGAGACTGTTACTCGAGAAAAATAAAGAGGAGTACCTCAAAAGACGAAGCAAAAAATCTAATTAGATTTATATATCCAAATTCTTGTTAATTATATGTAGTATATTGTAAGATTAATGGAATGTAGAAATATTATATAAAATTTATGAGACGAGAGGAGTTTGCAAAGATCATTATTTCTTTGCAGTAGTTACGTGTATGCAAAACAAAAGAATACTAAAAACCTTGTTCATCATGATGATGATTGTGCTTTTCACATTTGGATTCGTAGGACAAGGGCTTACCTATGCAGTGGACTTCAATATTGATAACACCCCAATCAACTCTGAGTTCGATACGGAAATAGCGAAAACATCCACTACTACGGAAAAAGGTTGGTTAAAATCGGCGGGAGACTGGCTAGAGGCCAAATGGGATCGATTCACCAAGTGGTGTAAGGAAATATGGGATGAGATAAACAATATATTGGATGAGCTAGGCGCGAAGATCAAAGAATTGAAAGATAGCTTATGGAAATGGGCCTTAGCCGTTGGTTCCGCGGCCACATTAGCATGGGCCATATTAAAGAAGCAGTTTCCTATACTAAAGGTAGTAGAATGGGCAGCATCCTTCCTGAAAGGTGTGTTACGAGGGCTGGCGGACATGGTCATAGGCGTCATTGACCTAGTGGTGGGAGCGGGTGAACTCATCCTATATGCGATCCTCAATCCCGGTGAGGCATGGGACAAGCTCGTGTACTGGATTACCCATCCCGGTGAAGTATGGGACAACATACGTAATGGAGTAAGCGGTGTCTGGAATGAGATCACGGAGTCCTTTGTGCGAATGGTGATCAATGGAGATGGAAATTCACGTGCAGAATGGCTAGGATATGCGGCCTCACAAGTTCTAGGGTTAAAAGGTTTAGATAAAGCAGGGAAGGTAGGCAATGGTGTTTCGAAGGCAGGTGGCCTCTCTAGTAAGTTTCCTCTAGCCAGCAAGGCATGGGGGAAACTCTCTGATTCGCTTACAGGATTGGGTGATAAGTTCAAGTCACTGGGGGCCAAATTATTTGGTAATGCCAAGAAGATACTCGCTACCACGACAGCCGGTGCGGTTACCGTAGCGGGACTCACCTTTGCATTTCCGAAGATTGAGCCGTTCATAATGAAATTGAAGGACTGTATCGCTGTACAACAGCAGGATACAGGACATTATTTTGCTTCGATGCAGTTGGCAGGGAAGCTTGATTGTCCAAGTGGGAAAGCAGAAACGGGCACTAAACAATTTTCCAAAGGCGGAACTGAGAAAGTCCCCAAAGAATTACTAGAAACCAAACCAAAAAATTCACCAGTACCTGAAAAATGGCTCAATAAAGGTGGTAGTATAAGTATAGATGAAAATAAAGTCTGGACTTATACCAATAAAGATGGTGTTTCTATAAGGTATCCTAATGGATATCCAGATTTTTCGGAACATGTACATCCAATAATAAAGTCTGTGGAGATTGATTTTGCAAATCCAGCCCACCGACCAACAGATTTCAAAGAATCCAATTTAAAGGCAGGACTAGATGTCAACTCAGACCCACCGCTACACGAACACAATGGGCTAAGAAGATCTCCTATAGGTTACACATGGCACCATCATCAAGATGGGAAAACAATGATGCTCGTGGAGGAAGATATTCATACTGAATTTAAGCATAGGGGCGGAATTTCGATAATAGAGGGAGAGAATAAAAAATAAGGGGGAATTGAGTATGGTTAAGGTAATTAGTAAGGATTCCAAACTAGGAACTTCGGATATTGAACGATTGGAAGCGGAGATCCAGATCCAACTGCCTAAAGAATATAAGAGTTTTTTGTTAAAGTTCAATGGAGGCTATACAGTTCTTCCACTCTTTCGAATTTCGGATGAACAAGGCGTAAGTGTTGTAAATAATCTATTTGGAACGGGTAGTAGTCATCGTAATCTACAAAAGGTTATTGATATACTGGAAGATCGTATGCCAGAGGGATTTATTCCGATTGGTGATGATCCTAGTGGTAATATGATATGCGTAGGAACTAAAGCTCCTTACTATGACCATATCTACTTCTGGGATCATGAAGAAGAAGCAGAAGACGAGCCTGATATGAGCAATATGTATTTCTTGGCAAATAACATCTTTGAGTTTTTGGATTCACTGTATGATGATCCATCTGTTTATGAGTAGAAGTTTATTGTAAGCAATGCGTTTAACCAGTTCTTGAATGATATTACTAATGTTTGATGAGTAAGTGAAAAATAGCCCAGATCACATGCAGTGGTCGGGGCTATTCTATGTCTAACTTCTATCTTTATGGCGTAATCTTGATGAACTGCTTAGCGTATTCAGCTCGCTTTTCTTTGTTGTAGACAAATGGATCGATGATTTTACTGATCCATGCGTTATTCTCTGTTACTTCACTTAATTTGACGCCGAAATAGTGTTCTACTTCTGTACGAGTGATTGTAACCGTGTACTTTTTTCCTTGAAATGGAACTTCGATATGTACCTTGTTGAATGAATCACTTACACGTAAATAACGCGGTGGATTAGACATCAGATTTTTTGTGATGGCATCTCCTGTACCCCAGTACTCATTGTACAGTTTTAGATCCTTTTTATCTTCTTTGTACGTGATGGTTAAGGTGTTGTTTTCGATTTTTACATTGTCTACGAATGGTCGTCCACCAATTTCAGCTTTAATTTTCTCGATGAGCTGTTTATCAGGTAACTTTTCTGCCTTTGGTATAGTAGAAGCCTCGACTTGAGCTTGAGGTGGTTTTTGTGGTTGTGGTTGTGCGGATTTCTCTGAACTACACCCAACTAATGATACTAACAGAACTGAACAGAGTACCAATCTTTTCAAAGTTTAATCCCCCTTTGAAACAATAGTACACTATTTCCGAACTTTCTTTCTATATATAGTTTGTTGTAAGTGAAAACAACCTCGACTATTGCGAGGTCATTTACCATTTCTATCTTACGCTTGAGCAGTTTGAAAGGCATTACTAAAGTTTTGGGCTGCATCTTCCTGAATGCTCTTCATGACATGGCTATATACATCTAGCGTTATGCTCGTCTTACTGTGACCCAATCTCTCGGATACCACCTTTGGATGCTCCCCTAGAGTCAGCATAATGGTGGCGTGGGTATGGCGGGTATCGTGGAAGCGGATGCGAGTTACTCCAGACTTTTCTATCGTACTCCAGAAGTGTCGTCGGAGGTTGCTAGGGCCTATAGGAGTCCCTTTTTTGGTACAAACCACTAGGTTATTTTCTTGATAAGCTTGTCCAAGCCGTTTTTTGTTTCGTTTCTGTTCCCGCTGTCGCTTTTCAAGTGCGTCCACTATGTTTTCGGTAATAGCGATCGCTCTTCGGGAGGCTTTGGACTTAGGGTCTTCGAAAATGGTTCCTTCGCTGGTACAGGACAGTCCTTGGCGGATGCGAATCATCTTATTCTCTAGGTCACAATCTTCCCACCGTAGCCCAAGTATTTCGCCCATCCTCATTCCAGTGTATATGGCGAGTAAGTAGGCAATATGGAGGGGATGCTGTTCCGTATGACTTAGAAATATCTTTGCTTCTTCAATAGACCAAGTTTTTTGTTCTTTATGAGAAATTTTCGGAGGGCTAGTGAGTTTCACAGGGTTGGAGCGGATCAGCTTCCATGCTACTGCTTGCTCGAGGGAGCTGGAGAGAATGACATGCATGTGCTTGATGTATTCTGCGGAGAGTCCTTCAGAGGACTTTTTCGCATAGAAATTCTGGATGTGCATGGGAGTGAGTTTGTCGAGTGGGATGTTACCTAGCTCAGGGATGAGTTTGTTATCAATAATGTACTTATAGGAGTCGTATGTTTTCAGTCGTACTCGTTGCTTGGCGGTGCTTTCGATCCAATCCAGTAAATAGGTCCTCAGAGTACATTTGGCTGGTTCCACAAAAGTTCCCTTCGTTACCTGATGAATGATTTGGTTACAGGCTTCCTCGGCTTCCTTTCTTGTTTTGAAACCCCGCCTAGTCGCTTGTCTCCTCTTTCCTCGTTCATCGAGTCCGATATCCACCCGGAACATCCAAGTTTGTCCTTCTCGTTTACTTTCTTTTTTGAAAGATCCTTTCATCTAAGAATCACTCCCTTCATATATTGCATGGTTATTGTAAAATTAAAATACACATATGTCAAACATAAAATACAGACAGATGCACAAAAACGACGTGAACCTAGACACATCGTTTCGTTTTAAAATGATCGTTTATCTTTATGAACAGTGCGAAAGAATGGATCTTGCATACATATGTATTTTCCATTGTATGAATAAGCTTTTGGGAATTAAGTGGGTGCTTCTTCCACAGTTGGGACAAAAGTATGTATCTTCGCTATAAGCGGCTTCTATACAGTCTGATACGGAGGGAGTGGGAAATGGTTTAAAAAACGGATAGGATAATGACGAAGATGAAAGTCCTTCCCGATTGAACGTATCAAATCCAGAAGCATCTAGCCGATTAGAACACACGGAGATCAGTTCTAAAGAGTCACTATAATGGGAGTAGATCTGCTGATCTTGCTCGATATGGGCTTTTTCATATAGATGATAGCTACGTAGTGTTTTGATTCTTTTTTTTGCTGCACGTTTTGAAAGACCAAAAAGCTTTTCAAGTGTCTTACTGTCGGGGACTCGATGAAATTGCTTCGTAATAGCATAGGGAGCAAGAACCTCTCCTGCGAAAAAATTAGCTTCTACCTCTAAAACACGTCGCTCCGTTTCGGATAGATCGGTTAACCATTTCGTATTACTATACTTTAAATGATGTAAAAACAGATGACCCAGTTCATGCATGATCGTCCAATTCATTCTTTTTTTACACGTAATCTTGTCGTTATAAGCGATCACTAAACGACCATCATAGGAGATAATCATGCCATCAAGAAGCTTTTTCGGGAGTGGATGATCAAGTTGACCATAAGGTATGAACTCAACCCCGAATTGGGGAGCTATTTCAAAAGCATTGATGGGAAAAGTGCCTAACTCCTCGTCGATCAGCAAATTCCTTGCGACTTTTTTTACATATTCAAACCTGCATTCAGTTGGTATCATGTAACTCCTCCTACTTATCGTCCGGGATAGCACCTGGAAAAGTTCGTTTCAAGATGTTGAGTAGAAACTCTTTGTCACTTTCCGTTAGGTTTTCAACCGCTCGAAAGATGACTCGTAAATCGGGATCTCTACTGAGCTTCTCTTCAATCCGTTCTGAATCAAACTCATCTGGAAGATAGCCAGCCATTTTCAAGAGGACATCATACGGATAGTGAAAAGCATTACTCAGTTTTTTCAGAGCTTCTGGAGAGGGTTTTAGTGGACTTCCCGTTGTTTGTCTAATTCCTACTTCCATGTCTCGAATATAGGAATGGCTTAATCCTGTTTCCTTCGCTACATCACGCAAGGATCGTTTCCCTCTTAATTGCCGTAAAAGCTCTCCCAATTCATTGGGCTTCATATGAATCACTCCTTCGTATTTGTTACTGAAAACTATTATACCCTTTCGTGTAAACTATAGAAACCATTTAGTTATTTCATGATGACAAAAAAATAAGGTTTATATCCAATCATAGAGGTTTTTGTATTTAATAGTTGACTATAAAGTAATTTAAGTATACTATAGATCATATCTTCATGGTAGAAAGAGGTGATGAGATTGCGGAACCGAATCAAGTATCTTCGGAGAAGTGAAGGATATGATTTGACGCAGGAACAATTCGCTAAGATACTTGGAATCTCTAGAGTACACTTGGGTTATATCGAGAGGGGTGAAGTGATTCCTTCTGGTATGATCATGCTCAAGATTGCGGATTTTTTTGATCGAGATCCACGAGACATTTTTTTTTACTCTTAATGTAAAACGAATTTACATTAATGTTAACAAAAGAGGTGGATAACTTGCAACCAGAATCCTATCCAATGATTCTAACGGTTGAACATGTAGCTGAGATACTAGAAGTATCGAAACGGAAAGCTTATGAAGTCATGGAGTATCGAGATTTTCCACTGATTCGACTAGGTCGAACGAAACGAGTGGAGCGAGAAGCATTTTTTCAGTGGGTCCAAACCGATGCGCAGATTAGACAAGAGGAAGAAGGGGTCTGGGGAAAACGAAAAAGAACCTGCTAGAAAAAGCAGGCCACAGATCAGTAGCAAAATAAATCATATATCCACGACCAGCGTACCATGTAAGGCTGGTTTCGTAAAGGAGACACACAAGATGTCCACACTTGGTAGATCGACCTTAGTCAGTACTGAGATTGATGAGTTACTCGATCAATATAAAAAACGTAAGAAACTAGTAAGCCAATATGTCGAAGAACGAGATGAACTAGTAAAGAAAGCCAATCTCTGGATGGAAGATATGTGTCTGGATCATGTAGTGGCGATGAGCACAATGGAAGAAATCCTCAAGCAGTACTATATCGACCAGTTAAGTAAAAATCCACGACTGTTCACGATCCGAAGACCACTGGGGCGATTTGGTCTATTCCATGAGGAAGACGGCGGAACCTTTCAGGTCAAGGTCTACGAAGAAGAATAAGAATGACATCTCAGAAGGGACGATTCGTGTATGTATAACAATCAACTCGTATTCATCGAAAATAACAAAGTTGTAACGGATTCGCTGATGGTGGCCGAAGTCTTTGAAAAGCGTCATGGCAATGTAATCCGTGATATTCGTGAGCTGGATTGTAGTCATGATTTTAACGAACTCAATTTTGAGTCGGTTAACTATCTAGACAAAAAAGGCGAGTTTAGAGAAAAGTATATCCTCACCAAAGACGGACTCATGTTTCTTGTCATGGGCTACCGAGGTGCAAAGGCAGCCGAGATGAAGGAACGTTATATTGAAGAGTTCAATCGCATGGAGCAGTACATTAAAAATGGCGGTTTCCGTGTTCCGAATACCCTGCAAGAAGCCCTACGTCTGGCGGCCGACCTTGAGGAAGAACGCTTGTTACTGGAAGAAAAGGTAAAGGAGCAAGAGCCGAAAGTGGAATTCCATGATAAGGTTCTTAGGCCGGGTGGACTATTGACTACTACGACTATCGCTAAGGATTACGGTACAACAGCTGTCCGATTCAACCGCCTGTTGCACGACTTGGGAATCCAATATAACCAAGGTGGCCAATGGCATTTATATAGTAAATACGCAGACAAGGGTTATACCGACTATGAGACTTATGAAGATGGTTATACCCAAATGAAGTGGACACAGAAAGGACGGAAGTTTCTCTATCAATTATTACAGGACCGAGGTTTCGTACCAGTGAGTCAAGTCGAAAAAGAAGAGGTACATACCAGAAAGGGAGAGTTCATTGCTCTTACTGCCTACTGAAAAAAAAGAACCCAAGAAAAAATTAGAGGATTATTCAATTCTCCTGTACGGTCAGCCCAAGATTGGGAAATCCACCTTCTGCAGTCAGATGGACAACCCCCTCTTCCTCGCAACCGAGCCGGGTCTGGAGGCATTGTCGGTATATGAAGCAAAAGTTCCAGACTGGACTACCTTTTTGGGATACTGCTCCCTTTTGGAGAAGGGAGATCATTCGTTCAAAACCATCGTCATCGATACTGTGGATAATGTGTGGAAAAGTTGCTCGGAGTATATCAAAGAACGACAAGGAATCCAACATGAAAGTGATCTTGCTTACGGAAAAGGCTGGCAAATGGTAAAGGACGAGTTTTTTCGGGCGATTCGAAAATTATCTCTTTTGCCATATGGTCTCGTGTTTATTAGCCATGTCGATCTTATCGAAGTGAAGACGAGAGTTTCTACTATTAATAAAGCAGTTCCATCCATCCCGAAGTCAGGCAGGGACTTGGTACTGGCTATGGTGGATCTCATCTTGTATGCGGAATCAGTAGTGACGAATGAGGGAGAGATTCGAGTACTACGAACAGGGCCATCCGAGAATTGGGAAGGCGGCGACCGGACGGAGCATGCTTTCGGTCGTAAGCTGCCACACACTCTTCCTCTCGATTTCGGGCAGTTCCAATCAGCATTTTACAATCAAACCAATCAGGAGGAATCCGTATGAGTCAAACATGGGCGGAATACCTAAAACAGTTTCAGAAGAGCTATGAAGAAGCAGAAGTAATGGATGTGTATGAGGATATCCCAGATGGTGTCTATGCAGTACGAGTAAATAGCGTTCGCATCCGAATGAGTAAAACCAATCGGCCGATGCTGGAGTGGGAATTAGCCATTATCGAAGGAAAATATGTGGGACGCAAAGAGTGGAAGTATCATTTCTTAGATCAAGAGAATCTCATTGCTTGGTTGAAACAGGACTTATTCCGATTGGACGTACCGTTACAGGATTTAAGCAAACTGGAGGAAATCCTTCCACAGTTGTTAGATCAAGAGATCCAAATCAAGATCCAGACGAAAGAAAGCAATGGAAGAAGTTATCGGAACCTTTATTTCCAGAAAGCACTGTCTAATTCCCCTCAAGCGATGCCCAAAAAGCAAGAGCAACCAACCGCACCTTGGATGACGAATCATCAAAATCAATTCCCATTTTAATGGATGAAATCAGATCGAAGAGAGGGGCGAAAGCCCTTCTTAAAAGGAGGAACGATGGATCTGTGACAAACGAAATACATCTTCGACCTTATCAACTAGAGGCCCACGACGCTTGGGAAACCTTTTGTCAAAGTGGAGGAAAACGAGGATTAATCAACTTACCCACAGGGTGTGGAAAAACGATCACGGCTCTTGCTTTGGCGCAGAAGATGATGCAAGAGAAACAAGGACGGATGCTCTGGTTAGCACACAGAGAAGAGTTAATCGAGCAACCGATTCGTTCTCTCCCTCTTCTCTGGCCAGAAGCTACACATGGCATTGTGAAAGCGAACCGAAATGAGATGGATAAACAATGTGTATTTGCGAGTGTACAGACCGTTTATCGTCGATTAGATAAGCTTCCCACATTCGATCTCATCGTAGTGGACGAAGCCCATCACGCACTTGGAAAAACCTATCTGGATACCTTGGAGGCGGTTGGTGCTTTTGAACAGAATGGACCTCCCGTTGTAGGACTGACTGCTACCGTTGAGCGTGGAGATAAGAAGGGACTCGATTCCGTTTTCGAGCAGATTATTTACCAATATCCTTTCTTACAAGCCATTCGAGATGGCTATTTGGCAGACCTACGGACACAATTCGTTAAACTGGATGCTAATTTCGATGAGATTCGTACCGTGGCAGGCGACCTTCACAAAGGAGATCTAGAAGAGGTTCTGTTGAAAGCAGATGTGGCGAAAAAGGTAGCCGATGCTTACATCCAATACGCATCAGATCGGAAAGCCATTGTTTTTACCGTGAGTGTGGATCAAGCGAAGAGAACCGCAGCGGAACTGCTCGCCAGAGGAATCCCTGCAGAATGGCTCTCTGGACAAGTACCGTCGGATGAAAGAAAGGCGATTTTGCATCGATTGAAGACAGGTGAAACGAAAGTATTGTGTAACTGTGCTGTTTTAACAGAAGGATTCGATGAGCCAACCGTTGACTGTATTGTGATGGCCCGTCCTACAAAATCGAGATCCCTTTACATTCAAATGATTGGAAGAGGTACAAGGAAAGCACCACTAAAGAATGATTGCCTAGTGTTAGATGTAACAGGAGTATCTAAACGTCACAAGCTGATTACAGCCCCCGTTTTATTTGGTATCGAAGAGAACGACAAAACAGGAACCATCACAGAAAGGCTAGATTGGCAAAGAGATCGTAATCATGAGATCTCTCGTTTGCAATCCATTTTTAAACAAAGTCAGATTGAAAATGAAGAGGTACAGCCAAACCTTCAATGGCTGGAGGCAGAACCGGGTGTGTTTGCCTTATCAGTGGGAGGTGTGGGTACAGCCGTGATGGTTCAAGAACAAGATGGCTGGATGGCCAAGATCCTGAAATCCAATCATGGAACGGAACGTTTGACCCATCATCCTGTCTGGAGAGAGCTGGCACAGGGGATTATCGAAGATTATGTCCGCAAGGCAGGTGCACTTGGACTCGTGAAACAGGACGCTTCTTGGCGCAAGAAACCAGCCAGCGAAAAACAGATGTGGGCATTGAAACGATGGGGAGTTCGTTTGAGTAGGTGGCTCACCAAAGGAGAAGCCGCAGATGAAATGACCAAGGCTATCGCAAGAAGAGGAGTGGGAGCTTGATCGACAAATCAGAAGAATATACCTTATCTCCATTGGAGGAAGCCTTCAGACTCGCATCCTTTGGATTGAAAGTGATTCCCTTACACGCCCCTGTAAATGGGGAGTGTACGTGCGGAAGAAAGCCTTGCAAAAGTGCGGGGAAACATCCGTTGTGGAATGATTGGGCCAGTCTTGCTACAGATGACATAATCGAGATACGCAATATCTGGAAAAAGCACCCGCATGCCAATGTGGGTGTTCCTATGGGGAAGGTGAATGAAATCTTTGCACTAGATATTGATGGTCCAGAAGGAATGAATACCCTTCAAGAGTGGATTGCCTCTTATGGAGAGATGCCAGCTACGTGGCAGATCGCCACAGGTGGTGGCGGAATGCAACTCTGGTATAAGATGCCTGCTGATATGGATATCCCGAATAGTGTTAAGAAAATGGGAGTCAATATCGATGTCCGAGGCACAGGGGGTCAATCCGTCGGACCGGGTAGTTTGCATGCGAGTGGCAAGCGATATCAATGGGTTCCAGGTAGAAGATCCGATGAAATGGAACTAGCGGAAGCTCCAGATTGGCTTCTCCAGAAGATTCAAATGGTAATGAAGGATCAAAGAAAAGTGGATCAGCACATGTTGAATGCTACCGATATCTCCTTCCAATTGAAATCCGATACCAGTTCGATCATGGAGAAAGCGACCGGGTTAATGGAGAAGTCTTCCGCCTTTCGGGAAGTCATCATGGGACAAAAACCCTTCCCAAGTGCATCGGAGCGAGATCTTTCGATGGCGAACATTACTGCCATTCGTGGTTGGTCGGATCAGGAGATTGTGGATCTGTTGCTTCAGTACCGTCAGTTCCACGGAGAGGATCTGAAGCATCCGACTTACTATCAAATTACCTTGACCAAAGCAAGAGAGTGGGCGAATGAGAACGGGTGGAAGGAACCAGATTCAATAGAGACCGAAGTAGATCCGATTCCACTTCCGCAGTCGCCTGTGGTGGAGCCGTTCCCCGAGGGTCTCTTTCCAGAACCTATGGCGAACTTTCTCCGTGCTGCGTCCACTTCCCTCGGGCTACCAACAGACTATGTGGGCGCTCACGCTCTGACCTTTCTTGGAACCGCCATCGGGAGCAGTCGAATGATTGAATTGAAGCCGGGATATCAGCAACAACCTAACTTGTACACCTGTATCATAGCCGATACAGGGACTGGTAAATCGCCCGCGCAAGAACAAGCCTTTTCCCCCATTCTCTCCTTTCAGAATCGGTATCATGATATTCACCAACAGAAAATGCAAGAGTACGAAGAGGCGCATCGTCAATATCAAGCGCAATTAGCGGTGTGGAAAAAGAAGTCCAAGGATGAGGAAATACCCGAGGAACCAGAAAAACCTCAAATGAAAGAACTGTATATCGTCCAAGCCACCATAGAAGCACTCATTCGTGCACTAAAGGAGAACAACCGAGGATTGGTACTGAAAGCCGACGAATTGTCGGGCTGGATCAGAGGAATGAACCAATATAAGGGAGGCAAGGGAGATGACCGAGAACAATATCTCTCCCTCTGGTCTGGAACGGATATTAAGGTAAACCGTGTGCGAGACAATGGAGAACCCATCTTTATTCCCAAACCATTCTTTGCAGTAACGGGGAACATTCCCCCAGATATCGTACCTACCCTAGAAGATGAACAAGGGAGTGAGGATGGATTCATTCACCGGATCTTGTTTTCGTATCCAGATGCACAAGATCCTGCAGAGTGGACATGGACTGGAGTATCGCCAGAAGCCGTACAAGGATATACCTCCATATTAGAACGTCTGTATAAGCTAAACCATATTGAAGTAGGTACGAAGCAGAAGGCCAAAATTCTTCCTCTAAGTAGAGAGGCCAAGAAATGGTGGGAAGAGTGGTATTCGATTCATATAACCGAGATGAAGGATGAAGATTTCCCGCACAAACTCCGTGGTCCTTGGGCCAAGATGCCAAACCAAATGGCCCGAATTGCACTCATTATCCACATGGCTCGTGTGGTGTGCGATGAGGCAGAGGACGAAGAAGTCGATGAAATCAGCATCACGCGCGCGGCACAAATGGTGAAATACTTTAAAAGCCATGCACGGAAAGTATATCTCCATCTGAAGAAAACACAGGTAGATAAGCGAATAGAGGAAGCGGTGGAGTGGATTAAAAAACGCGGCGGAACAGTAAAACGAAGAGAGATACAGAAAAACAATGTGGCAGGATGCAAGAAAGCGACAGAGGTAGATCAGCTATTTCAGGAGCTTTCCGATTATGGATATGGTCATATAGAGGAAATAAAAGGTAAAGGAAGATCTACTTACCAATTTTCACTTCATGAGACTTGTTAATGTCGGGTAATGTCGGGTGCCATCCGACATCTTACCCGACATTAAAACCCTTGGTATGACTGGGATTGACCTTGATGTCGGGTTTGTCGGGTATATAGGGAGAATAAGTGTTAAAATATATTTCTATTATTTACCAATTATCCTTTCTCACTGTCATTTTTTCTTTTTCTCTCTTATAGGGACCCGACAACCCGACATTAAACACAAAATCCTTGTCATTACTGGGTTTAAGCCCCTTTTTAATGTCGGATTTAATGTCGGAGAGCACCCGACATCACCCGACAATAAGAAAAATAAGAAAGGATTTTCTGAAATGAATCCAATTACACGGATACAAAATGAGCAAGAATTAGAAGAAGTACTATCTAGGCTCCGAAAGGGAGCTGAATATATCGAGAGTCCAGAGTTTCAAAAGAAATCCGAAGACTATAAGCGAGCAGCAAATGCATATTACGATCAACTTGCCGAGCAGGTACATCGATATAAAGGATGGATATAGACATGGGGAGATCACAGAGAGACAAAGGATTACGTGCGGAACGAGAGTTTGCCAAACTCATTGGTGGAGAACGCGTCCCACTATCGGGGGCAGCAGGTGGAAGTTATACAGGTGACGTGATCGGATTAAATTGTCGGTGGGAATGCAAGGTTCGTGGAAATGGATTTAAGCAGATCTATGGTTGGCTAGAGGGGAATGATGCCCTTGCCATCAAGGCAGATCGCAAGGAATGGCTAGTGGTTATGCCCATTAGTCAATTCAAAGACATGCTCAATTCGGAGTCCTAGGACAGGGAGGCTGTGGAGATGAACAACAAGAGAGAAATTGATTCCGTACAAATATGTGCAACATGTCCCGGAACCCTATGGGGTGCAAAGAGTATCTGCCGAGTATTCCAGAGGCACATCTCCGAAATCGATCACTGTGAGGAATGGGACAAGCCTTATTTAGAGACAGATCCTATTGATTTAGAACCAGCCTTGGAGATCCTCCAACGTGTGGATGAGGATTTACGAGATTACCATTGGATGGTGAAAGAGGTAAAGAGATTGGAGTCTCGTTTGCAGGTAGCAGGGAATGCCCCCACCAGCATGTATGGAGTGGATAGCACTCTACCAAAGCCAACAGGTAGATATAACGATGTAGTAGGGAAAGAAGTCTTGCATCGAATGAGAAAGATCGAGAGACTATCCAAATTGAAAGAAAAAGTACAGAAAATCGAGCAGGCAGCCGGGACGATTCAGGATGAGAAAGAACGAACCGTATTAGAATGTATTCTGGATGGTGATCGCATGGGAATTATCGCCCATCATGTGGGACTCTCTAGGCAGAGGCTAAATGAGGTCAAGCGAGAGATCCTGAAAAAGATGGCATGGGAACTCTATCAGAAAGAATTAAGGGGAGCATAGAATTAAAAATTTGTCAAGTTGACAGATCTGACAAAACTGACAAAACGGACAGATCTGACAAAATGGACAAAAGTGGTGGTGATCTCTTTGTTTCTGTTACAATGGGGTTGCAAGATCCGGAATGAGGGTGGGCCAAGTGGCTCGCCTTTTTTTATTGGCACTATTTGTAAAGGTGATGAACATGGAGATAAAAAAGATTTCGATAAATGAGATTAACCCTGCTACATACAATCCAAGGAAAGACTTACGTCCCGGAGATCCAGAGTACGAAAAGCTCAAGCGATCGATTGAGGAGTTTGGATTTGTTGAGCCGTTAGTGTGGAATCAGCGAACTGGACGACTCGTCGGAGGACATCAACGCTTCAAGATTCTTCTAGAGCAAGGAATGACAGAAGTAGAGTGCTCGATAGTGGATCTGGATGAATCAAAGGAAAAGGCACTTAATATTGCCCTTAATAAAATAGATGGTGACTGGGATACTCATAAACTAGCAGAGTTACTTGAAGATATTCAATTGATAGGACTTGATGTGGAATTAACTGGCTTTGACTCTACTGAAATAGATAAGATTATGAGCGATTTCCTCTATGAGATGGAACCCGAGGAGGATGACTTCGATCTAGAAGTAGAACTAGAAAAGATCGAGGAACCGATTACTCAAAAAGGGGATCTTTGGATTCTTGGGAAGCATCGTCTCCTTTGTGGAGATGCAACTTCTAGTGAGGATCTGAATCGACTCATGGATGGTCAATTAGCTAACATGGTGTTTGTAGATCCGCCTTATAATGTGGGATATATTGGAAAAACAAAAGATGCTCTTACCATTCAAAACGATAAGATGGGAAATCAGCAATTCTATCAGTTTCTATTTGATGCATTCTCGAATATGTATGCCGTCACTCACCCGGGTGGCGGTATTTATATTTGTCACGCAGATAGCGAAGGCATTAACTTTCGCACTGCCATGGTAAACGCAGGATGGGATCTCAAACAATGCATTGTCTGGGTGAAAAACACCATTGTGTTGGGACGGCAATATTATCAATGGAAACATGAACCGATTCTCTATGGCTGGAAACCGGGGAAAGCCCACCAATGGATGGGGGATCGCAAACAATCCACCGTCTGGGAGTTTGACAAGCCATCTCGAAGCAAAGACCATCCAACTATGAAACCTGTGGGGATACCGATGCAAGCGATTAAGAATTCGTCTCCAGTGGATGGAATTATTTTAGATTCTTTCTTAGGGTCTGGTTCGACTTTGATTGCAGCAGAGCAGACAAATCGGATTTGCTACGGACTAGAGCTAGATCCGAGATATTGCGATGTGATTGTAAAGAGATGGGAAAAACACACAGGGAACAATGCGGAGAGAATACCGAAGATAGAAAACTAGGATCAGTGGAATAGAAGGTGGTGAGGAGGAATGGCAGGTGGTAGACCAGAGAAGCTAACTCCAGAGATACAGCAGAAGATTGTTGATGCATTACGTATGGGTAACTATATCGAAACCGCCTCAGCCTTTGCGGGAATCCATAAGTCGACCTTGTACGATTGGCTCAAGAAAGGGGCCAGATCCACGGATGAAAATGACAAATATAGGCAGTTTTCCGACGCAATTGAAAAAGCAATGGCCGAAGCTGAAATGAGAGATGTAGCGGTCATCGCTCAAGCATCCAAGGATAACTGGCAGGCAGCTGCATGGAGGTTAGAGCGGAAGTATCCGAACCGATGGGGCCGGAAGACGCAGCACGAGATTAGCGGTATAGATGGCAAGCCGATAGAGATTGCACCTAAACAACTATTGGCAGATAAGTTGGAGCAGTTGGCCAAGAAACGAGAAGAAAAGCCTTAGCCTGTGGATGGCTAGGGCTAGGCCTGTGATGATTTATAGACCTTTGATAATTGCTTCTAGTATTCCAATGTGGTCACAAAGTTCATCCGTATCGATAGAAGCCACATAGTTTCCACGATTTAGAATGAACATGGTTGGAAGCCTTAGCGGATAGATGATGATGATATCTTTAAAGGTATACACATGGTGCTCTCCTTCTACGATAGCTTCGATGAATTCTTGATAGTTGTTGCATTCGCAAACCTTGGTTTCCATTTTTTGATTTCCCCTTACTTTTTAGTATAGTAGTTACCCCTAGCTGAGTAGGGATTGTTTGGCTTTGTACTATTTGATTTCTACATACCGCCTTATAGTGGCTAGGGCTTCGTTGTAGCTACCGCAAGCTTGTACCTCCCGCTATTATGGCGGAGGCTTGGTCGTCTAGTCCGGCCTTTTTTAGTGCGCGGTAGGCAATCCCCATTAGGTTAAAAATGTTGACGTCTTCCTCTAGTAGCTTTGCCATTGGCTTGCTTGTATTCATGTTTGTATCCTCCTAGTGGTTTGTTGTTCTTGCAACCACATGATAGCTCGATACATATCATAAATCAACTTAATTTATTGATTAAAATAAAAAACAATCTTAATCTATTTATATAGATTGACTTGACACAATGAAAAGGCCCCAACCGAATGGTGGGGTTATCTGGAAAATACTGATTTAATAAAATGCCAGTAGGTCTACCCCTCCTATTAGATCTACTATAGCTGGAATATATTTAAACTAATTAACGCATTAACGTATCAAAACAGTTCTTTTGTTACGTTACATTTAACGTTTATAAGTGGGATGGAGCTTCTAAAAATGAGTGTAATTACCTTGGGATAATAGAAATAAAAAAGCCACCCGCTTTGGATGGCTAGTCGTTGCCTATATTTCTTTTTCTAGTTCAAGGCGGAACTCGTTCAGTTCGTACCGTGTATCGCTATAGGTTTCCTTATACTCCTCGCCTAGTAGGTGGGGGCAGTGGCCTAGTAGGTGGTTTAAAAAAGTTACCTGCTCCTCGGTAAGTTTCCAAGTTACGTACTTTACTCCATTTTCGTTTCGCATGCTGTATTCCTCCTTTGTAGTTGTACCTTCTTGGTACAGTCACATCATAGCTCGACGTGTATAGTTAATCAACTCAATTTATTGATTTTATATAAAAATAATCTTTATATTATTACATAAGGTGGTGGAAATAAATGGGTCAATCGTTAGCTATATCAGTCAGTTCCCTAACGGAAGACGAGAGACATGAGCTACTTTCCTCGCTATCAGCCGAAGAAGCCCAAGCTCTCCTTTACGATTGGCGATTCTGGGCTCGTCCAAATCAACTACCACCAGAAGGTAGCTGGAGGACATGGCTATTACTTGCAGGCAGGGGATTTGGAAAGACACGAACGGGGGCAGAGTGGGTACGGTTCTTGGTAGAAACAGGACAGGCGAAACGTGTGGCTCTCGTTGCTCCCACGGCGGCCGATGCCCGGGATGTCATTGTAGAGGGAGAGTCGGGGATATTGGCTATATCCTCCCCTTGGTTCCAGCCCATCTATGAGCCTTCGAAACGACGTATTACATGGCCGAACGGAGCTATTGCCACCTTATACTCAGCGGATGAGCCTGAAAGACTTCGTGGTCCACAGCACGATGCCGCTTGGTGCGACGAACTCGCTGCATGGAGATACCCAGATAGTTGGGATATGTTGTTGTTTGGATTGCGATTGGGAGCCGATCCAAGAGTGGTGGTAACGACCACTCCCAAGCCTACCCCTATTATTAAATCGCTTGTAAAAGTTGAAACTACAGCAATAACCAAGGGTTCCACCTTTGATAATGCCGAAAACTTGGCCCCTGCCTTCTTGAAGCAAATTCTATCTAAGTACGAAGGAACCCGGTTAGGGAAACAAGAGTTATATGCGGAAATCCTCGACGACAATCCCGGAGCCCTCTGGAATCAACGGATGTTGGACAAGCTCCGAGTCAAAGAACACCCCGATCTCATCCGGGTAGTGGTAGCTATCGACCCGGCCGTGACCAGTCATGAGGAATCGGATGAAACGGGAATGATTGTGGCAGGAGTAGGAGTAGACGGACATGGATATGTACTAGAAGATCTTTCTTGCCGGAGTACACCAGACGGATGGGCTCGAATAGCAGTGGAAGCGTATCATCGTCACCGGGCAGATCGGGTAGTGGCGGAAACCAATAATGGTGGAGATATGGTAGAGCATACCATTCGAACGGTGGATGAATCGGCGTCCTACAAAAAGCTCCATGCCTCCCGGGGGAAATTAACCCGAGCTGAGCCTATCGCCGCCTTGTATGAACAAGGGCGTGTCCACCATGTTGGAGATTTAGGCGACTTGGAGGATCAATTGTGTTCGTGGACTCCGGGTGAAAAGTCTCCGGATAGAATGGACGCTTTGGTGTGGTCGCTAACGGAGTTAATGCTGGATGATAAACCAGAACCAAGGATTAGAGTTTTGTAAGGGAGGTGGATTCGATTCTTCGAGAAAAAATTGCAAGGTGGTTATTAAAATCAGCATCAGGTGGAGCTCCTATCTTCATTGGTAATCAACATGGAGTTCCGCAGTTTAATTCTTGGGATGCGGAAAAGGCAATAAGAGAAGGCTACCAATCTAGCACATGGGTGTATGCCTGTGTTAAGAAATTGGCAGATCAGGTAGCTTCTGTTCCACTGGTTGTATGGAAGAAGTCTGGAGTAAAGAAGTCAGAGTGGATACGAGCGCCTGAGCATCCATTAGAACAGCTATTACAAATGCCGAATTCACGGATGACAGGAATTCAAATGAATAAAGCGATGACCACCTATCTCCACCTCGCAGGAAATCACTACTGGTACATCATTGAGATAGGAGGTGTTCCCAGAGAACTATGGCCACTCAGACCAGATAGGGTTCGCCCCATTCCATCGAATACCGATTTCATTGGAGGATATCAGTACAACCTTGATGGAGTCAGTCTGTGTTTTGATGTGAATGAGATTTCCCACTTCCGCTTCCTAGATCCCTGCAATGATTTTTTAGGTATGAGTTCCTTGCAGGCTGTGGCTAGGATTGTGGATACAGATCATGAAGCTGTAGATTGGAATAAGAATAGTATGGAAAATCGGGCGGTTCCACCGGGAGCCTTGGTTGCGGATGGAAACTTAACAGAGGACCAATTCACTCGCCTCAAAGGGGAAGTCGAACAGAAAATAAGTGGTGTAAGGAATGCTAGAAAGCCTCTCCTATTAGAAGCAGGATTAAAATGGCAGTCTTTTGCTATTTCTCCAACCGATATGGATTTCATCGAGGGTAGGAGGATAAATAGGGAAGAGATTTGTGCGGCATTCGGAGTTCCCCCAGTATTGGTTGGTATTCAAGATCAATCTACCTACAACAACTACGAAACAGCGAAGAGGGCCCTTTGGGAAGATACGATTATCCCATATTTAGAGGACATTGTGGCCCAAATCAATCAAGATCTCACACCCCGCTTTGGGGATAACCTGTGGGTGGAGCCAGATCTTACAGAAATTCCAGCTTTGCAGGAGAAGTTTGATGATAAAGTAACCTCTGCCCAGAAGCTATGGTCCATGGGGATCCCATTCTCAAAATTGAACGAAAGACTGGAATTAGGAATGGATGATATTCCCGATGCAGATACACAGTGGGTTCCGAGCAGTATGGTTCCCGTTCAGAAAGAAGATCCATTGGAAGGGGAGCCGGAAACCCTGAAGCCAGAGCGAGAGGAGAATCATTCCAAAGGAATGCATTTTGTGAACGGATTCCAGTTGGAAACAGAAGAACAGAGAATTCTTTACTGGAAGGCAACTGATCAACAAAGAGAGAGATATGTGGCTCCTGTTATAAAACGATTGAGGAAACAATTTCGATCGGAAGAGCAAAAGGCAATCGAGTCACTTAAGCGAAATCATGGGGATATAGGTGAGATTAATTCAGTCATTCGTAGTCAGAAAAGCGAATGGGAAAAACTCCTCAAAAGCATCTATCTAGCTGTTATGAAAGATTTTGGAACCTCTACTTGGGAGGGACTGAAATCTTCTTTCTTTTCCTATGAGACCAAGGAAGAGAACTTTGATGTGTGGAGTACTGAGATTCAAGAATGGATCTCCACTGTAGTAGGAAAAAAGATTACGCAAATCACTGACACTACATTGGAACTGGTGCGAAAGGAGCTAGGAGAAGGTGTGCAAGAAGGAGAGGGGATTCCACAACTAGCTAATCGATTAAGACAGGTATACGAAGGTTTTTCCACACACCGATCTGTTACTATCGCGAGAACCGAAGTGATTTCATCCAGTAATGCGGCGAGTCGCTTTGCCGCCAAACAGTCTGGATTGGAATTAGAAAAGGAGTGGATCTCCACACGCGATTCACGCACCCGACCTTCCCACCAACATCTAGATCGAGAACGAAGAGCGATGGATGAATCCTATTCGAATGGTCTCCTGTTTCCCGGGGATCCATCGGGAAAAGCGAATGAGACGATCAAATGTCGTTGTACCGAGGGTTATATTCTAAAGGAACGAAAGGAGGAATCCCATCATGCAATATAAATCTTTTCCAGTAGAGTACAAAGTAAATGAAGACAAACGAGAGATTGAAGCCTATGTTTCGATTTTTGATTACGTGGACGCAGGGAAAGATCGAGTCAAAAAAGGAGCATTCTTGAAAACACTTCAAGAAGAGCGAACCCAATCGAGAGTGAAAGCTCTCTACCAGCATGATCCCAAGAGCCCAGTGGGGAGACCACGAGTTATGGAGGAAGATTCGATTGGGCTATTCACTGTGACTCCCATCTCCAGGACGACACTCGGAAACGATCTTCTCATTTTAGCAAAAGACGGAGTCATCACCGAGACGAGCATTGGATATGCCACTGTCAAGGAAGAGTATAACCAAGATGAGGGAATTCGGGATCTAGTGGAGTTAAAGTTGTGGGAGTATAGCTATGTTACGTGGGGGATGAACGATCTCGCTCTTGTAACAGGAGTAAAGTCGTTAGATCAATTGTGGAACTATCTCGATGTGATACATGAATACCAAAAAGAAGTGAAAGCAGGGCGGGTGTTATCTGAGAAGAATCGATCACTCATCCAACAAGCCTATGACGCACTAGGCGACCTCCTTCTTCAAGTAGACGATTCATCCAAGGCTACAGATGACCAGAAGGATATGGGGGATTCTTACATGGCAGAAGTAAAACGATTGGCTGAAGAGATCCAGCTGGAAGTGGATCTAACCAACATATTAAAAGAGGTGTCACGCTAATGGCAGATATGCTAAAAGAACTGTTAGAAGGAATTAAACAAAACACAGCAGGGCTTCGCTCCGAACTGGATGAGCTGAAAGGAAAACATCCATTGGAAGATCCACTGGTGAAAGAGAAACTGGAGCGATATGATCAAGAGTTTGTCGAACTGAAAAAGTCATACGAGGAAGAGAAAAAGGCTCGTGAGCAGGTGGAACTCAAACTGCAACGGGCTAAATTTTTGCCCGGAGATCCTCAGAATATAATCAATGAGGAACAGAACTTGCAGAAGAAAGCCTTTGAAAAGTTCATTCGTTACGGTGTTGGGGAATCTTCCAAGGCTTCTTGGGCTCCAGAAGAATGGAAAGCATTGTCTTCTCTTTCTGACCAAGACGGTGGTTTCTTGATTCTTCCTGATTTCGAGAATGAAATCTTGAAAATCGCGCAAGATTCGGCAGAAGTTCGTCCTGTTGCTAATGTGGGAACGACCAACCGAGATCGCGTTCAAGTCGGGAAGATTACACAGAGGGCTGTGATTGGTTGGGGAAATGAAAATGTAGCCGTTGATCCTCAAGACTTAAAATTTGGGCTAGAAGACATGCCAATCAATGAGATTACTGCTCTTGTATTGATCCCGAACTCTACCTTGGAGGATGCTGGAGCCAATATTTTTAGTGAGTTGTCCATGATTTTTGGTGAGGATATCGCAGCTGAGGAAGACGATCAGTTTATGATTGGCCATGGGGTTGGGCGACCAGAGGGCATTTTGTCCAATACGGAAGTACAGTCGAGATATGTAGCATCAGGAGTGGCTGGAGCTTTAACTGATGCCTCTCACAATGGTGTGGATGCCTTGATCCAAGCACAATACAAGCTCAAAAAAATCTATCGAAGAAGTGGAACATGGGCATTCAATAGTTCAACAGAGAGTGTCATTCGCCAAATCAAAAATGGAAATGGAGACTATGTATGGCAACCCCCAGTGCAAGCAGGGGCTCCAGCAACTTTATTAGGGAATTCGATTATTAATCCAGAGGGAACCCCTGACATCGCAGCAAACTCTTATCCAATTTTGTTCGGGGATTTCCGTCGTGGATACCGAATCAGAGATCGGAAAGGGATGACCATTCAGAGATTGGTAGAGCGTTATGCGGAGTATCGTCAAACTGGATTTCTCATTACGAAACGTGTGGGCGGACAAGTTGTGTTACCTGAATCATTCGTTCCGATTAAAATTGCTACTAACTAATTGTGGTTAGTGGCTTATTCTTTCTTCTAGGAGAGTGGCAATATGCATGATGTAAAAAGTAATCTGAAACTAATCGAACATATACCAGCTGGATCTCAATCGGCCGGAACCGTAAACGGTGAACCCCTAGATCTTCAAGGTTTTACGAATGCTTCCTTCTTTATTTCTTGTGGGACGGTTGGAGCCAATGGAACGGTTCAAGCCAAAATCCAACATAGTGACAACGGATCAAAGTGGACAGATTCCAAGTTAGTCGATACAGGAGATACAGTTTCGATTCCGAATCAGTCAGCAGCTTTTGCAGAGCGACTTCATGTAACGAAGCCGACCCATCGTTATTATAGAGTGGTCCTTACCATCGGAACAGCCACATCCGTTGTAGGAGTAATGGCGGTTGTAGGAGGTGCTCGTCATAAACCAATCTCCTATTAAAGAGCGATCCAGCATGAGAATTCGGATGATCCGCACTATGCCGGGAAGCCCGGATGGAATGAAGATTTACATCTATGAGGCAGATCAAGTATACGATCTGCCTTCTTCTTTAGCACGCACCTTCTTAGAAGAAGGATGGGCAAGAGAAGATAAAGCAATCGATAAAATTCCAGAGGTGAAAGCAAGTGGGAAGAAACCAACTCGTAAACGAAGTCGTAACGTTGGAGGAGGCGAAGCACCACCTCCGAGTGGAGATCAATGAGGATGATGCGTACATCGAGTCTCTTATTCAAGTAGCGAGCCAGCAAGCGGAATCATATACTCGTCGTCCCTTTTCTTACTATGGAAAGAATATTCCCCTTCCGATCAAACATGCGATTCTTCTCATCACGGGACATCTGTACGAAAATCGCGAGAGTCAAGAGATTCCTGCACAGGCAGAGTACCTCCTTCAACCTTATAAGTTGTGGAATCTATGAAATCCGGACGACTTCGCCATCGGGTGACGATCCAGCGATTGATACAGGGACAAGAGGATGGACTGGGTGGAACGACTCAAAGGTGGGAAGGTATTACCTCTGTGTGGGCTAGAGTTACTCCCTTAAATGGAAACGAAATGGCCATTGCACAGCAAATTCAACCTAGCACAACGCACCGTGTGGAGATGCGATATCGCAAGGGTGTTACATCCCATATGCGACTCCTCTTTCAAGGAAGAAGGTTGGAGATCTTATCGGTACAAAACATTGAGGAATTGCAAAAAGAAATCCACTTGCTTTGTAAGGAGGTAGGAATGGATGAGCTATCACAGTAATCTATCCAAGATCGTGCAACAGATGAAACAGAATGAAAAAAATGCACTCGAAGCAGTTGGACTTTTTGTTACGAGCGAGACCAAGATCCGAGCTCCGGTCGACACAGGGAGACTCCGCAGTAGTTATCGTCATCGGGTCAATTCGGGTAAAAAGAATGTCACGATTGGAACGGATGTGCAATATGCGATCTTTGTGGAGAAAGGGACAAGGCATACACGATCTCAGCCCCATCTAACTCCAGCTATCGAGGAAAATCAGGCTCAGATTCAAAAGATCATCGCCACACAGTTAGGTCGTGGATGGACATGATTGAGCTACAACGATTCCTTGTGTCACAGCTGAAACGAATTCATCCCCGTGTTTATCTAGAATGGGCGGTGCAGGGGGCATCTTTTCCTTATTTGGTCTATCAGTTGCCTACTAGTAGCGAGATGAATCGACGTGAGGATTTTGTTTTGGAAGTGGATGTGTGGGATCAACCATCAGATGGATCGACCCTTTATCTTCAAACACTAACAGATCGAGTGGATCAACAATTAAATCGATTGACTTACACAGATGCAAGCGGGTGGAATGCCCGTTTTTTCCGTGTTTCTCGGTTGATGATCCCCGATCCAGACCCATTGATTCGCAGACGTCAATTGCGCTATGACATACGAACGTACAGGAGGGATACCTAAATGGCTCATCAAACTCATGGGATTACAACCGAAACCGTGCATAACATGATCCTAGATGCAGGTGCGATTTACTTGAATTATGCAGAACCAGATGAAAAGCTCCTCGGAGCTACATCCGGTGGAAATAGTTTTACTGTGGAAAGAGAAGTAAAAGTGATCGAGATAGACGGAGCAAAGGGAAAGGTTAAAGGTGCTCGCCGAATTACCGAAGAAAATGCTTCTTTGACCATCAATTTGCTGGAAATGTCTCCAGAGAATTTCAAACTCATGCTGACGGCTGCTGATATTGAAGATGTTCTAGACAAAGATGGCACGACTAAGATAGCAAAAAAGATTAAGCCTCGCGGTCAAATCTTGGACTCGGATTACATGAAAAACGTGGCTCTTGTCTCCACCGTCTCTGGATCGAATCGCCCGTGCGTCATCGTTTTATATAACGTTTTGGCCGATGATGAGTTAGAAATCGAACTGGAGGACAAGGAGGAAGGCAAGCCAGAGGTCGTCTTATCTGCCCACTATGATCCAGCCCATATAACTGAGCCGCCTTATGAGATCCACTACCCGGAGGTTTCCTAATGAGAAAACTACAAACACAAGACATTTTTAAACTAGCGAGTATTATTCGTAAGCTCGATATGAAGAAAGACATTCAAGCTCTTCTGGTATCAAATGGAGATCTGGAAGATCCCAATGAATCGAAGAAAGTGGGATTTGAGATTCTTCTTATGATCTTTGAATATATGGATCAAGCAGAACCAGAAATCCTTTCTTTCTTTGCCAGCATTGCCGAGATGGAACCAGAGGAATTCCGTACCTTAGGCATTGATCAGTTAGGACAATTCATCCAAGACCTACGGGAGCAGAGTGGGATCACCGATTTTTTTCAATTAGCTTTCAAGACAGCGAAGCCGACATAACCGACTTACTTTACAAACGATATGGAAGTGGAATCGACCGCTTGATGCAGATGAATGCAGAAGAGGGTCTTTTTTTGATTCGAAAAGCTGTGGAGAAAGAACAAGAAGAGCGAGCTTGGCAGTTTTGGATCAGTATTTATCCACACGCGGATCAGGATCGCTTTCCTTCGTTTGAACAGTTTCTATCCAAGATACAAAGGGGAGACTCACAGAAGAGACATTCTCCTATGACAGCAGAGATAGCCATTGCCAAGGCGGAAGCAATTAAACGGGTCCACCAACGAAAGGAGGAATAACCCATGGAGATTTTTCGGATGTTCGGAGAGGTTGCCCTTCGAGGTGGACAAGCAATGATTACAGGTCTAAAACGGGTCGAGCAAACGGCAAGGGACGTATCACAAACGTTGGAACAAGTAGGAAATCGGGCTGGTGAGATTGGTTCAAGCATAGGTGAAGGACTTAGTCTCCCATTAGCGGTTGTGGGAGGAGCCAGTTTGAAAATGGCAGCAGATGTCGGATCTGGACAAGCGAAGATACAGGCTTCATTAGGTACGACAGCAAGTAAAGCAAAGGAATTACAATCGGTTGCGACAGAAGTATGGAAAAAAGGCTGGGGCGAAAATCTTGCGGAAGTAAGCGATGCAGTTGCCAAGGTGACAAAAGGATTAGGGAATTTAAGTCAGAGCGATCTTTCGAGTGTGACTCAGTCTGCGCTCATGCTAAGTAAGGTATTTGATGCGGATGTAAAAGAAAGCACCCGATCGGCTAGTGTGATGATGAAAAACTTTGGTACCAGTGCAAGTGACACCATGGATCTCATGACATATGGGTTCCAACAGGGCGGAGACTTTGCAGATGATCTATTGGATACGCTAACCGAATATTCCCCGCAGTTTGCTTCGATGGGTTTACGAGCCGATCAGTTTATGGGGATTTTAATAGAGGGTTCTAAAGCAGGAGCGTTCAATATGGACAAGATCGGGGATTCGATGAAAGAGTTCATAATTGAAGCGGAGAAAGGCGGTAAAAATGTAAGCGACGGATTTAAAGCACTTGGTTTCAATGCTTCCAAGATGAATCAAGCGATTGCCAGTGGAGGTCCAGAAGCGCAAAAGGCCTTTGTTGCTACACTAGCTGCCCTTTCCAATGTAAAGGATAAAGTGAAACAGAATACGATTGGTGCTCAAGTTTTTGGTCTTCAATGGGAAGATGTGAAATCGAAGGTCATTGGTGCGATGGAAGAGGGGGTGAAAGGAATTGACAACTTCAAGGGATCGGCCAATCAAGCAAAGGAAGCCATGTCCACAAGTCCGTATGAACGGTTTCAACAAGTCATACGGAAGATGGGTGATTCCCTTACCCCATTGGGAAATGTCCTAATTGATCTAGCAGATCGATATGGTCCTCCATTTGCTGATTTTTTATCGAGCATCGGTCTTTTATTTCAGTCTCTGCCAACTGGAGTCCAATCTACCATCGCTATTTTGGGGATTCTTCTGATTGCCTTAGCTCCCTTACTCATGACATTTGGCATGATGGCAACAGGTCTGTCATCACTCCTGACCTTGTTTGGTGGATTTGGAAAGATACTCGGTGGAAGTGGAGAACAGGTAGGACGCTTGGCTACAATCCTACGTTCCATAGGAGTAGCTTCACTCCATGCTTTGAAAATGGGACTTTCCAATCTCCTAATCGGTTTGAGGATGTTTGGACAGTCACTGCTGAGTCTGGGTCCGACTATCTTACAATTTGTTACGGGTCTCATTCCGAAGTTGGTAAGTGGCTTCATGAGATTCATGCAAGTTCTCAACCTTGTTCGAGTGTTTCTATTTACGAATCCACTTGGTTTGATCATTACAGCGGTTCTTGCAGTGATAGCAGTGGGAGTCCTTCTGTATCAAAACTGGGATCAGGTGAAAGGTTGGCTAATTAGCGCATGGACGACCATGAAAAATGGGGCTGTGTCCGTATTTAATAGTCTGATAGCCTTCTTCAAACAGTGGGGTTCCACCATTCTAGTGGTACTATCTGGACCGATTGGATGGATCGTCGCTCTGGTTGTGAAACATTGGGATAAGGTAAAATCGACCACGATTCAAGTCTGGTCAGCGATCAAAAATTCGATTTCAAGTGTGCTATCGGGCATTAAGTCAGCCATCAGTAATGGAATTCAAGGGGTTTACAATACGGTGAAGAGCTTTGCTAGTAGCTTCTTAAACGCAGGGGAAGCGTTGCTTGAATCATTAGCCAAAGGGATTAAAAGTGGGTTGTCCAACGCACTCCAAGCTGTCAAAAATGGGATGAAGAAGATTCGAGAATACTTGCCATTTTCTCCCGCAAAGGTGGGGCCTTTATCTGATTTGGATGAGTCCGGTGAGAGTTTTTTTCCTACCTTTGCTTCACGGATGCGTAATGGATTAAAGCCTGCTCTGTCGACGATTTCAGATGGTTTGAATCAGACTCAAGGATTGCTAGATACGAAGCAGAATTCTATGTTCAACAACACTTCGGGATTAAGAGAGCAAGGAACTTCCATTCAAAACCATATCAATATCCAGTTAAATGGGAATGTCAGGAGCGAGCAAGATATAGTCCAACTGGCTAAACAGATCTCAGAAATCTTATACCGACAGCAACAACGACAAGCTCGAGTGTAGGGAGGTGAACGAGGTGGTTTCGTTTCAATTCAATGGAGTATCATCGGTGGAATTTCCATGGCTCATTGTAAATCGAGTGGAGAGTTCCATGCTTCCCAATATCGAAAATAAATTGATAGAGGTTCCTGATAGAGTAGGAGCTTGTTTCTATGGCCAGAAGGTATCTAGTCGAATTGAACAAGTGAAAGTCACAATCCTAGCTGACAGCTTAGAAGAGTTGTCGGATCGAAAAAGAGAGATTGCAGGTTGGTTGTTCACGTTAGAGCCTAAGCCATTCCGCTATTCCTATGAGGATAAGGAGTACCAAGCCATCATAGATGGATCGACCGATCTAGAGAAAACAGTAGCGGATGGAGAGGTGACCCTCTCATTTCTGATTCCCGATCCCCATGCATGCGGGATCGAAGTCAAATCTCAAATAATCATAGGAGCTCCAAGAGTGACAGAAGATACTCATACTCAAGGATCGTGGTCAGAAGGTAGCTTAGTTGGAGTCGAAGCAACACCCAATGGATTACAGCTTCAAAAGATAGGAATGGATCAGGAAAAATCGATTTCTCAATTTGATATAGGTGAACATCATCAAACACGGGGAACTTCTAGCAAACTCACGTTAGATGGAGTCAGTGTTCCTACTATGAAATCCTATCAGGATGACTTTCTTACAGGTGGTGAGAATCGTAATGTTCAAGTGGTGGATGGAGGATTGATAGTGAGTCAACTTCCCAAATGGGACGAAATGGATAACATGGAGAACTGGGCAACGTCCGGCTGGGAACCAAAGCTGACAGCAAATGCAGTTTCCCAGACACAAGATGGAGCCAGAATCCATTGTTCCGGAGTGAGTGCTGCCTTGGCAAAGGAGTATGTAGGACTTACTTTTCCTCAATCCGTTGAGTTTGTATATAGATTGAAACCCTCGATCCCTTCAACTACTGGATATCTGAATAAGGCTAGCTTTCAAATGATCGAGACTCGCGACGGCAAAAACTATCGATTCTCCATTACCTTAGACGAGACATCTGAATGGAAATGGATTCGAGTCGTCTTAACGAGTCCGATCGCAGGTGATGTATATGTGGATGGCGTCCATGATCGAACCATCACTTCTCCATCGACCACAGCCCTCACACCAAGGATGCAATTTATAGTCGATCATGCCTTGAAAAATCAAGCAGATATCGAGATCATTCAATTCTATCGAAAATCAGGCGTTATGCATGAAAAGATAGAGAGGTTTGATTTTCCATATCTAGGTGAGAGAATTTCCCCACCCATTGATTTAGCTCATTTGGGAGTCTACCAATCGGGTGAGATTCAACTATCTGCTCTAACCCCTACTGGGTTTAATGGTTTTGATTCGAATGTTCGTTTGCAGGTCAGCTTGTTTCGAAATGGCCAATGGTCTATGTATCAGGATTGGAAAGTGGGTGAAGGATTACCTGGACTTTCAATTGATACTTCGTTAGATGGGACTCAAATAAAGATAAAAGAAATCCTTACTGTGTATGACATTGAACGCATTCCAAAAATCACATCAGTGGGATGTACCATACAGGGGCATCGTTTTACCTATCACACAGATGGAAGATATATCACACTAGCGAATGATGATATACAGCCTGTTGGAAAAGCCAAACAAGCCACTTTATCTTGGAAGGAAACTAAACCTACTGGAACGGAAATCAAATGTTATGTGTCCTTAGAGATTGATGGTGTTTTAGGCGAATTTCATGAGATAACAAATGAAGCGAACATTCCACAGATTGCTCCAACGATGGATCTCACGAAAGCCAAACTCGTCGTTCGATTTGATCTACACACAACCGATCCGAATGTTACACCCGAGATAAACAGCTACAGTTATCGTTTCATGACAGCCTATCAGACACAAGGAGAAAGAATTAGTAAAGGCGTTTCTCTCTCTTCTCTCAAATCAATTGGAGAATCATTTATCACATGGGATATCACACCAAACATTTCTCCTGATGTGGGAATCTATGTGCAATTGGTAGAGCCAAGTCAAGATCCTACACCGAGTGGCTGGAACTTGATCAGGGATAACTCATCCACTGTTCCAGATTTGGATCTCACGAAAAACTTATACACCAAACAGGTCATTACGAGTGATGGTATGAATACACCAATCCTGCATCAGCTTTTGTGGGAGGTCAAAGAGAAAGAAGCGAATATTGTTTTTTATGAGGGAACTGTCAGATCCTATCCGAAGATAAGAATTACGTTCAACAAGGCAGTTCGTGAACGTTTTCAGCTTGTTCATCAAGAGATAGGCAGTCAACTTATTTTGAACCGATCCTTTCAAGCAGGGGATATAGTGGAAATTCAAAACCAAATAGGAAAGGTTACCACAAACGGTACTTTAGATATGGCTTCCTTGTCCATACAAAGTACCTTTTTCTATTTACTTCCGGGAAGTAACACATTTGTTGTACAACCTGAAGATGTTTGTAGCGTTTATTTAGAGTGGAAGGAGCGATTTTTATAGCAGGGCCAACACTATATGTTTTTAGAAGAGAAAAATTGAACCAAGTGATGTCGAACGATCTGCCAGAAGGGTTACCTTTACACTCTTGCGTCCTGAAAGAACAAATCAATGGTGAGGTATCTCTCACCTTTTCTATCCCTTCTGATCATATAGACTCCAAGAACGTTCAGATAGGAGACCACATTGTCCTGAAAGATCTAGATGCGATCTTTCGGGCTTTTTTTATTGTGGATGAACAGGAAACACACAGTGACACGTTTACTCGTCAGTTTTATGCCGAGGATCTTGGCGTCAATGAACTGAATGATGAGATTGTAACTGATATTCGCCCTCAAAATACAAATGCTGAGACCGCTCTTTCTCGTATCTTGAAACATACCATTTGGAAAGTGGGACAAGTAGATAACCTAGGAATCAATAGTATGAATGTATATTACGAATCGGTCATGTCTGGAGTTAAGAAAATGCTCCAGACATGGGGAGGTGAGTTGAGATTTCGTGTCACCATGAACAGTCAGAACCAGATTACCGGACGATATGTGGATCTGTTATCGCAACTAGGCCGACGAACGGGAAAGCGATTCGAATATGGAAAAGACCTCACGAATGTGGAACGTGTGGTTGATATCAAAATGATCAAAACGGCCTTGTTTGGTAGGGGGAAGGGAGTAGAGGATGAGAACGGTACAGGATTTGGTCGTCGACTTAACTTTGCGGACGTGGAATGGTCGCAAGAAAGAGGCGACCCTTGCGACAAGCCCTTACATCAGGAGTGGATTGGAGATCCAGAGTCATTGGGTATTTGGGGACATGTGAGTCCAGATGGTTCGAAGCGTCATCGATTTGATGTCTTTACAAGCGAGGAAGAAACGGATGCAGAGAAACTCTTGCAGAAGACATGGGAAAGACTGCACGAGATCAAACAGCCCATGATTACGTATAAAATGGATGTCATTGATTTAGAACAAGTGTCCGCTCAAGAATACAAACATGAAGCGATTCGCTTAGGAGATTCTGTCTTTGTAATTGATCGGAAATTCTCTGTTGATGTCCAGTTGGAGGCTCGGATAATTGAGCTGGAGAGGGATTTGATCTCCCCAGAAAATACAAAAGTGACCCTAGGCAATGTACTTGGGGATATAGGTTCATATGTAAAAGAGCTTCAAGATGAGTTGAAAAAGAAAGTATCCATAGGAGATCCGATCGGTTGGCTAGAGGGAGCTCGGGATATAGAGAATATTGAATTCGAGCGATCTGGAGCCTATGTGTATATGAACGATGTGGATGGGTTATTGACTACAAACCGACCTAAAGGAAACATTGATCATCCACCAGATGCAGCTGTACAAATCAAATCAGCGGGTGTGCGTATAGCCAATAGTTTAAAGCCCGATGGTAGCTTTGATTGGAAGACATTCATGACGGCGGGTGGAATGATTGCCGACAACATCACTAGCGGTAAGATCCGAACCAATGATGTGGAGATCGGGGACGACGATGGAAAGGTCTTAATTAGTAGAGGGAGCGTCATAATCAAAGGCGGAGAGCTTGAGGTCTACTCTACTCCTAACGCCACCGATACTGGAGTAATGATCAAAGGAAATAAAATTTCCACAAACTTCGTGAAGAATCCAGAGTTCTTATTTCAGCCTAATGGAGAAGTAGACTGGTATCTGCATTCAGGTGTGAAATATGACACTTCCAAAAAAGTGACTGTCGATTGCTCAGAGAACATGAACTTTGTAGGAGTAAGTCAGTATCTGGATATCTCCCATGAAAAAGCCACATTCCAAGCCTTGTTCAAGACGAATCAAATTGGAGGTTCTACTCCCAAACGGGCTCGGATTGTCTTGTACAACTTTGATGAAAATGGAAACCAATTGGAAAGCCGAACTCAGGTAGAAGAATTCTCTATTTATCAGGAGAATCTTCTTTTAACTATGTCAGTTGTTTTTCCAAAGGGTACGGTTAGATGCAAGTTGTGGGTACAGGTAGAGTTGAAAAAGAACGTGGAGAAAGGAATGGAGCTTCTCTGGGTGAAGGGAAATTATGATGACATTGTGACCCAACAACAAATGTCTATGTATCCACGAGATGTTTACAATGTAGACTCAGTCCCGGAAATACAGATATTTCGGGCGAGTGTGGATCATTCTGGACTGGCCGCTAATGTATACAGAAACTGCGGAAGAATCCAATTTGATAAGCCATTCTCTCCACCTGAAGAAACGGGTAGTGTTTCGGTTTTATTAACCCCTAGCGAATCGAAATCAGTGGATTATCACGCCTCAGCCTACAATATTGATCGAACTGGATTTAATTTATTTATTAGAACGTTCACGGCTATTCCGGCTGGAACACTAGAAGTCTCCGGGCTGGCTTACCGGGCGGGTTATATGGCCAATATTGGATTATCGATTTAAGGAGGTGAGGAGGGGTGTAAATATGGGAGAGAATCAGATTCAAGAACTAGTTTCAAAACTAGATCGACTGGATGAAAGGTTAGACCAGATGCAGACTGATATAGCAGTAATTCGAGAGAAACAATCCAATGAAGTCTATCGCCTTCAGATGGACATAGAGAGATTGGAAATAGATAGCAGGGATATACGACAAGAGTTGAAACAACTTCATGAAAAAATATCAAACCGAGATCGAATGCTGGTGGGAGCTTTACTGGCAGCAGGTCTCGGTCTTTTTGTGTGGATCATTCAACGAGGATAAGAGAGGGATATGTATATGAAAGATAAACAGAGGTGGAAAAATAAAGGTTTGTGGGTCAGTCTATTATCTGTGGTTCCGATTATTTTAGGAGCGGCAGGTGTGGATGTATTACCAGAACAATTGGCATCAGGAAAAGAAGCTGTAATGTCTATTCTTGGTTTTCTTGTTGTTCTTGGAGTTTTGAGTGATCCGACAACTACAAATCAAGGATTTCTAGATGATAAGGAGGATATTTAATATGGCATACTTGATAGCATTAGATGATGGTCATGGGCTTGGACCCAAACCAACATTAGGAAAAAGAACCCCCAACATTTCTGGTGTTGGGGTTATCTATGAAAATCAATTTAACCGAGCGGTCGTTAACTATTTAGATACAGAGTTAAAAAGGTGTGGATTTCGTACCATTCTTGTGGCACCAACGGATGTGGATACACCGTTATCTACTAGAATAGCAACAGCGAATAGGGCTAAAGCAGATGCTTATATCAGCTGTCACTATAATGCTGGAGGTGGCGCTGGAGTTGAAACTTTTTATCACACTGGATCGAGTAGAGGTAGACGTTTAGCAACTTGTATTCACAACCAAGTGACAAAGGGAACACCGCAAAAGAATCGGGGACTAAAGTCGGGTAACCATCTTTGGGTGATCCGAAAGACAAATATGCCAGCCACTCTCATCGAATTTGGTTTCATGGATGATCCGGGTTTAGTTGAGGCGAAGCGTATGATTGATCCAGCATTCCAAAAAGAGTGTGCAGTAGAGACGGCAAAAGGCATCTGTGAATACTTTGGAGTGTCGTACTCAACCAGTTCATCTAGTGCTTCCTCCACATCTATGCCATCATCTTATCCGGGATCTCTTATCCGAAAGGGATCACGAGGAGAATATGTAAAGATGATTCAGCGTGCACTGGGTGGACTTTCAGTTGATGGGATCTTTGGACCCAAAACTCAAAATGCTGTGAAGGTGTTTCAAAGGAAGAATGGGCTGTCTGTTGACGGTATTGTTGGACCACTGACATGGAATAAGTTGTTCCCCTAAACATATAACCCGCCGAGCTAATGCCTGATGAGTAAGAAATAAAGGACGATTAATCGACAAACAAAAGCAGGGACAATTCATCCCTGCTTTGCTCATAAAACATATTGATAACTGCACAGTATCCATATTCATTCATTTACGTATCATCGTCATCTCCATACATCCAAGTAGATGGAGAAATCAGATAATTATACTTCATACAGGACCACCTCACTCTGCACAGGTATGAAGAAATCTTTTTGAAGGTGATGCATCTTCTCCAGACAATCACGTTTCTGTTTACTTTCATTTAGTTTATCAAAACAATCAACCAATTTCCATAAAGCTGCATATTCCCTCTGTCTGAAGTTGTATTTTTCGGAGATTGTAATCGATTTTTGATAGTAATTAAGAGCTTCTAAGAGTTGATCCTGCAACAAATAGACATCTCCCATTACTATGAGTGTTTGAGACAATCGGAATGGGTCAGGATTCTCTTGCTCGAGTTGTATGGCTTTGTTTAGATGATAGATAGCCTGTTTCCAATCTTTTTTTGAGCTGAACAAAATACCTAAATAAGTATGGGCATCCATATGCCTGCGTGGGGAGTGGAGGTCTGAATCTGAATCGATGGCAAGTACCAATCGATCGAATGCTTTGTTAAACATCTTTTGTTTCAAGTAAATGCTACCCGAAATAATGAGAAAATCAAGATAGTGACCAATCATGCTATTATTAGATCGATTTCTAGCAATTTGCATTCCCTTTCTACAACATTGATGAGCCTCTGCATACATTTTTGAGTCACGCAAGAGGATAGATCGATGTTTGTAGAGGTTGAACACGGAGGTATCTTCGTGGCTACTGTCTAACTTCTCCACTTCGGGCCATATTTGGTCCAGTAATCGGGAGGCTTGTTCATTTTGAGAGGACTTTGATAAGTACATGACCTTATTGCCCAAGAGATGATATTTGATTTCTTTTCCCTCTTTTGTTTCATCATAAGAGTCCAATCCTAAGTCTACATATTGCAATGTTTGGTCGAGGTTATTGGTTTTATAGCTACATCGAGCTAGTTCTTTATAACATCTAGCTATAATATTGTCCGATGGATTGTGATTGTACTTCTTTTTGCAGAGCTCAATTGCGAGAAGATATTTTTCCTTGGCCCTATCATAATCTTTCTCTTCATAGAAGATTCGGCCGTATAGAAACACAACACAAATCATTAAAGGATGATATTCCTCAAATTCAAATCTCCCTAGTTGCTTTAAGGCAATAGATTGATACCCTAGGTCAATGATATGTCCAACTGCATCTAATTGATCAGAGTACTCTACTAAATTTCTCCTCACTTCTTGGGCTTTTTTGAGGATCTCGTCCTCCGTTAGTCCCAATTTCTCCAGATAAATCTCAATGGTTCTTGAGGCAAACTTCCCTTTCGCTTTTTCGATATTACTAATGGTTGATTTTGAGATTAGGTAGTCTTCCAAATCCCCCATGCTTTTACCCAGTTCCTTCATTCGTCTCCTTCTCAACACATACCGAATGGCATCATTTTCTAGCTGAAAATCCAT